GGTCAGCTCTGGATCATCGCGGGCACTGCCCAGTTCGTGAAATCGTAAGGAGGTCCGATGTCTGAAACCGCCTATCGCGGCCCCCTCGCGGGGCTCGCAACCATCAACATCAATGGCGAGCCATGGAACATCGTCGGCGATGCTCAGTGGCAGGCCTCTGGCAATGTCAACGAAACCCTCAAGGGCCAATCGGCTGTTGAGGGTTTCAGCGTGATGCCGCAGCAAGGCTTCTTCCAGGCCACTATCCGTGATCGTCGCGACCGGTCAATCTCTGACTTCCAGGGTGCGTCGGGCCTCAACATCGTGCTCGTTCAGGCCAACGGGAAAGTCATTACCGTGGTCAATGGCTGGCAGACGGGTGAGATCAATCTCAACACGCAGGAGGGTACATTCGAGCTGCATGTCGAGAGCGACACCGTGACTGAGGATACGGTTGGATGAATCAGATCACTGACGCTGAAGTCATGGGCGCGCTCGCTGGCGAGGTGCCTGATGACGTGGCGCCCGATAAGGGGCGTCTGATACTCACGCTCGATGAGCCGATCAAGGTCAAGGCAGGCGAATACGCCCGGCTCGAACTGGTCGAGCCCTGCGTCTTCCATGCGCTCGAAGCCTCGAAGAAGATCGGCCCGCGTCCTGATCAGGAAACGGTCTATGACTCACAGATCGATCTGGTCGCGCGCGTTTCGGGCTGGCCTCTGACGGCGCTGTATGCACTGCCCTCGCGCAAGCTCGATGAGGCGATCGTTTTCGTCACCGATTTCGAGGAAGGCGCGAGGCGACAGCCCGATGAGCAGCCCAGCCATGATGATCGGCTCGTGATCGTTGCCAACCACGAGATCGAGGCAGTCAAAAGCCTGTGGCGAGAAATGACACTGCGCGAGCCCAACGTCGCAGAGCGCCGGGCATTCAAATCCGCCCAGGCTAAAGGCAACGTTACCGCTTTCATGCGGGGCGAGATTCAGCTCGTCTCCAGCATCAGCGGCTGGCCCGATGCTGCGATTCTCAAGATGCCGATCAGCATGTTTGCCCGTGCGGCGGATTACTGCGCGGGTTTTTTTATACCTGGCCCGCAAACTGGGAGCAGCTCGGTACCGACCTGAGCGAGATCTTTCCGGGCTGGACACGCACCGAATGCGAAAGCCTGACCGGAACGGATCTGTGGCGTGCTGCTGAAGACGCGCGCCGGATCTGCGAACGCAGGGCCAAGGAGGCCAAACGTGGCAGGGAACGGCGTTAGCGTAGCCATCACCGCGCAGGATCGCGCAAGCGCGACCCTGGAGCGGATCAACAGCCGCCTTGCGCGCATGCAGCTTCCGGCGCGCCGTGCCTTCGGGGCGCTGCAGCGCTTTTCGCAGGTAACCGGACTCACCCGCCTGCGTGGCGGCCTGACAAGCGTTGCGCGTGAAGGCGTTTCGGCTTTCCGCTCGATCGGCCAGATTGCTCCGGTTCTGGGAACCATCACCGGGGCCACATCGGTTGCGGGCATCTATCGTCTGGCCAGTGCCTGGGCGAAAATGGGCACGGAAATCCGCACCACGTCGCACGCGATCGGCATTGCGCCGGAACGGCTGGCCAAGCTTCAGAATGCGGCTCGGCTGTCGGGCGGTTCGGGCGAGGCTGTCACGGGTGCGCTCCAGTCGCTCTCGCAAACGCAGTGGGAAATGGCCCATGGCTTTGCGCCTGAAGCGCAGGCCACCTTTCAGGCGCTGTTCAACGGCACGGGCACAAGCATAAAGCAAATCGAGCAGATGAAGCCCGATGAGCTGTTTGACCGGCTCATCAAGCGCCTGCGCGGTATCAAGAACCCTGCAGCCCAGGCAATCGCCGCACAGAAGCTCTTCGGCGGTGCTGCAGCTGGTCTGCTGCCGATCCTGCAGCAAACCGAAAAAGAATATCAGACGAATATCCGCCTGGCTGAGCGCTATGGCGTCACAAACCAGAAAGGTGCGGACGCAGCAGCTAATTTACAGCATTCCATTGCGGGTCTCACCCTTGCGGGCGAAGGCCTTGCCTACAGCATCGCAGAAGCCCTGGGACCGTCCGTTCAGAAAATCATCGACCGGATGGCAGAATGGATCGGTCAACACCGAGCGCTGATCGCATTGCGGCTAAAGCAATATTTCGACGAAGTATCGGAAGCGGTAAGTCGCGTCGTCAAATGGCTGCAGGATGGTGGCTGGGATAAAATCACCTGGAAGATACGCAGCGTCGTGGATGCCTTGGGAGGGTGGAAAGGTGTGGCCGCTGAGGCGGTCATCGCGGTCGGTGCGCTTTACGCCGCACCGGTGCTTTTGGGCATGGCCAGCTTTGCGCTTCAGGTCATGGCAATCTCAAAAGCCTTCGATGCCATGAAGGTATCGGCGGAAGCCGCGAATGGCGCCGCAGGTGTTCCTGGCAAATCGGGAAAGGGCGGCATTCTAAGGAAAACAGCTCGCGTTGCTGGTTATCTGGGTATTGCCGGTATCGTGGCTGAGGGCGTGCAGCAGGGCGCCGACGCACTGGGCTGGCAGAACAAATCTGCACGGATCAGTGCAGGCATCGACCGCAAGCTCGGCACCAACCTGCCTTATGCTTATCAAGCGTATAAGTATTTCACCTCTCAGGGATGGTCATCCGCCCAGGCGGCGGGCCTCGTCTCTAATCTCGATGTCGAAAGCGGCTTCAACTACAAGGACGATACTGGCGACGGTGGCAAAGCCTATGGCGCAGCTCAATGGCATGCCCCTCGCCAGGCTGACTTCGAGAAACAGTTCGGACACAGCATCCGCAATTCGACATTCGATGAGCAGATGCAGTTCGTGCAATGGGAGCTGACGCACACATACAAAAATGCGGGCGACACTCTAAGGCGTGCTGGAAATGAGACTGACGCGGCGCAGGCCGTTTCAGCATTCTATGAGCAGCCTAAGGACCAGCTCGGAGAAATGAGCAGGCGTGGGGCTCTCGCCCCGACATGGCGCAAACGCCTTGAGGAACGCGACCGCTACGGGGCTAACGGGTTCGCTGGGTGGGCTCATGACCTGCGCAATCGTCTCACGGGCAGTCTCGATGCTGCGTCCCCGTCGCAGCCCGACTGGGGTCAGTGGGCGCGTGGATTGGCTGATCGTATCCCCGGCAATGCGGGCAACAGGGAGCTTCCTCCGCAAGTTTCCGGTTCTGTCATTCCAGAACCGCAGCCTGAATGGGGTCAATGGGCCCGAGGGCTGGCCAATCGTATGCAGGGCGGAGAAGGCGCTGAAACCGTGGCGTCTCCACCGGGGCCCGGTCCTGCGGATTGGGGGAAAGACCTGATCAGCGGTCTTAAGCTCCCCTCGGCAGAACCATCCATCGTCAAGATCGAGATCGACAACAAGAACGCCTTGCTGGGCGCGAAGGTCAAGGCCACCAGCTCTTCGCCATCCGTGCAGATAGCCAGTGTCCGCACATCGCGGGCCATGGACCCGACCTCAACAGCAACAGGGAATTAGTCGTCCTGTTCGGCGGTCAGGCGCTGCACGGTATTGTAGAGCTTCGCCTTCTCGGCGAGTTCGTTCGCGACGGCATAAAGGGCCTGACGCTCGGGTGGATTCATCTCGCGCAGCATGAGCATGAATGTTGTCTCATTCTGCGTGAGTGCCCGTTCGAGCAAAGGTTCATCACCGATCGGCGTGAGCTCATGTCGGGGGAACGAGCCTTCGAGGCGGTAAACGATCTCCGCATTCACCGAGCGTCCTGCCCATTTGGACGAGGACCTAAGCCGGTCTCTTAGCTCCGCAGACATGCGGATATGCACCAATGGATCGCGTTCGGACATCTAGCCTCGATATATACAAAATATCTTGCCCGCAATGGATACAATGTATATAGATACGATGTATCCATTAGGAGCAGAAGATGAGTCGCACCCTACTCATTCACATAAAGCTTGAGCCGGAGCTCAAGGATTTTCTTCGCGAAACCGCCAAGGAGCAAGCCCGCAGCATGAATGCTCAAATAGCGTTCATGCTTCAGCAGGAGATGAAGAAAAAAGAGGCATCGAACCCCGCCGTAGGAAGCCGGTTCGATGCCTCTCCAAACACCAAGCCCGACAGTTTCGACACAATCGGGAAGGGGCAAGGCCATGCATAGCACAAGCCGACGGGCGCTGTGCACCGGAATCGTTCCGGTCCTCGCCACCCTTACCGTTCCTGCGTTCGCGACTGCCTCTCAGCCCGATGCCCATCTGATCGCCCTTTGCCGCGACCACGCCAAGGCTTATCGCCTCTTGGCTGAAACGGATGAATGGCCGGGTGCCGCCTATGGCTCGCTCGAGCATCTTGAAAGCGAGGCACGGGCCGGCGCTCTTTACGCACGGCAACAGGAGCTTCTCGAACAAATTGGTGATCAGCCCGCCCATACGCCTGCGGGTATCGCCGCTAAGGCTGAGACGGCAAAGCTCTATCTTCGCCCGTTGCTGGAGGGCTTCCAGCCCAGCCCTGACGGCCCGGAAATGCAGGTTGTCTTCCAGATTCTCGATGACGTCATCGCCTTCAACAAAGGAACGCTGGCATGAGCAACGCTCTCACCACAATCGACTTTCACGGCGCGCAACTGATCGCAATCGCGGGCGATCGTCCTGAGAACACCCTTGTCGCCATGAAGCCCATCGTTGAGGGGATGGGGCTGGATTGGTCTTACCAATATCGCAAGCTATCAAGCCATCCAGTTCTCTCTAGCTGCATTGCTGTTACAGCAACGCAGATACCCGGCGATGACCAGGTGAGAGAGCACACCTTTCTTGCCCTTGAGAAAATGAACTTCTGGTTGGCCACCATCCATCCCGACCGGATCAAGGATACGGCGGTACGGGCGAAGGTCATTGACTATCAGACCGAATGCGCCCGTGTGCTGTTCAACCACTTCTTCGGCAAGGTCATCGCGACGGGCATGCAGCCCCATGTGTCGGTGGTCGAAATCGAGCGCCGGGTCATGGCTGCTATCGGCGGCACGCTGAAAGGCATCGTGCTGAAGCAGATTGGCCCCAAGATCGACGCTCTTGAGCAGAAGGTCGATAACGCGCTGTCATCCTGCGATCCATCCTCGGGGTTTGCAGTCAATTTCCGGCCCATGCGCTGGTTTGTCGAACAGGCCGGGGTCGAGCAGCATGGCAGGCGTCCGCTTATCTGCGCCATGTCGAGGCGCTGCCTGTCCTGGCTGATCCGCAATAATATGGGTGAGAACATCAGGTGCAGTCGCGATGCCTCGCGGCAGCTCTTTCAGGTCGATGCCGTCAAGCGCTGGATGAAGGCCGAAGGCGCGACAATGATCCAGACCCATAAGGACAAGATGTTCGGGCAAGGGCGTCTGGGCATGAAGCGCCGCAAAAAGGGTGCGCTCGAACTCGCACTTCATCCTTTCGACCCCGCCAAGGTGCAGTAACGCGCCTCCGTGGCAATCTCATAGCAAAGGGCCGCTTCATGCGGCCCTTTGTCGTTTCGACGTGAGGAAACCGACATGTCCGGCACGCTTACGCGCCTCGCAGCCCAGTATCTCCAGTGCTCTTTTCGCGGCATCCCGTTCGCCGTGCTGGGCAATGGTGGGCAGTCAGGGCGCAATACAGCCGTGCATGCCTATCCCTGGCGCGATGGGGTCTGGGTCGAAGATATGGGCCGACAGGGGCGGCAGTATCACATTACGGGTCTTCTCGTGGGCCCAGCCTGCTACGCGCAGCGCGATCTGCTCGTTCGGGCGTCTGAGATTGCGGGCCCTGGCCTCCTGATTCACCCCTCTGTGGGGATGTTTCAGGCAAGTCTCATGCGTTTTGAATGGCGTGAGCGCGACGGCATGATGAACGTCATCGATCTGTCTTTCGAGTTTATCGAGAAGATCGATCTTCTGGGCACGCTCGTCACTACGGCCCTGCACGCGGCAATTGGTGTTGCCGCCCTCGCACTGCAGTCCTCCTGCCTGTCTGACTATCACGCCACAACAAGTGCGGCTTTCGCACGTGGGGGCTCGGTTTTAGCGCGGGCGCGGGCGTCTGCGGCTGGCTGGGGAGACGGTGCAACCACTGCGATCCAATCTCCTCAGATCATATCATCTGCGCTTGCGGCGCTGCCCGGAGAATACGGGAGGTATAATCAGGGCAATGCGGGCGCGACCGTGGAGGGCGCGACAACACAGGCAATTCTCACGGCGCTCACAGCAAGCCGGGCGACCATTATCTCAGCCTCGCAAGCGCTCTCGGTGGCGACCAGCGGCGACACTCTCGCCGCTGGCTGCTTTGCCCTGACGGAAGATCTCCGGGTCGCCATCTATGACCCCGGCGTGCAGATAACCCTGCTCACGGGGCTCTCATCTTACAGCGTTGCAACGATCGATAGCGCTGCGCCGATCGGGGGCGCTATGGCCACCGTCGAAACGGCGACTGCACGCGTCTGCCGGGTTGCCGCCCTGTTTTCTCTGGCTCAGGCCAGCGCTGACTGGTCGGCTGCCTCATCGGATGAGGCTGAGGCCATGCGGCAAGATCTGGCTGACCTTATCGATGCGGAGGCAACCTGTGCGGCCGATGCCGGATGGGACGCCACGTGGCAGAGCCTCAACACGCTGAGGACACAAGTCACGCGCGACCTGGGCGAGCGTGCCGCCCGGCTGCCTGATGTCATTGCGGTCGAACGCAATGCCCCCATGCCGGCACTCGCCCTGGCGCAGCAAATCTATTCTGACGGCTCGCGGGCATCCGATCTGATCAGTCGCGCCAACCCTGTTCACCCGGCCTTCATGCCGACCAGTTTCGAGGCGCTCTCCTCATGACGATTATCTCGCAGATCGAGCAGATCCTCGGAATTGATGCAGCCACGTCGAATGAAGTTACGATACAGGTCAACGGGCATCTGATTACCGGCTGGACCGAGGTGGCAGTCGTCTTGGGGATCGAGATCATGCCTTGGACGGCTGAGCTCGGCCTGACCGCCGAAGACCCTCAGACTACTCTGACGACCCTGATCAACCCCGGTGACGTGTGCGAACTCCTGATCGGCACGCAGAAGGTTATCACCGGCTATGTGATCACTGTTGCGGAATTGGCCAGTCCAGGCGATCACACGCTGCGCGTGACGATCGCCTCGAAAAGCACCGATCTGGTTGAGTGCTCGGCGCTCCTGTCATCCTATCAGATGTCGAGCACCAATGCGCTCGCCATTGCGAGGGCAGTTTGCCAACGTTCGAATATCAGCATCTCATCGATCAATAGTGCGGGAAACGCGAATATCCAGCTCTTCTCGGTCATCCTGAGCGAGACGGGCTATCAGGTGATCGAGCGCGTCTGTCGACTGGCTGGCGTGCTTTTCTATGACCAGCCAGATGGCAATATTGTCTTTTCCGGCGTGGGCACGCAGCGCGCCGCAAGTGGGTTTACGGTGGGGGGAAACGTCGAGCAGGTCGCTCAGGTGCGCAGTCTGAGTGCCCGGTATTCGCAGGTTATCCCGGTGCTTCAAACGGTCGATGTCCTGCAGACAGCGCCCTCAAACGATCGCCTGGCCGATCAGATGGCCTCTCTGACCGTTGGGCCTGCTGCGACAGATCCACGAGTGCCGCGTGATCGTCCTATGCTGATCCTGATTGAAGCCGGTGATGCCGATCACAAGATTGCCCAGCGTCGCGCGCAGTGGGAAGTTAATCGCCGCTATGGTCGCTCCCAAGCCGTCACCCTGACCTGTGATAGCTGGCGGGATGATGCGGGCAAGCTCTGGCAGCCGAACACTGTCGTGCCGTTCACGGATCATAATGGAAATTCGCGGGATCTGGTCATTGGCGAAATCACGTTGCGAGCGGGTCAGGATGGCACCCATGCTGACCTAGTTCTCATGCCTCCCGAAGCATTCCAGCCTGAGCCCATGTTGGCGCCGCTTTCGAATAGTGAGCTGGTGCAGGCTGCCCAGAATGGAAATAACTGATGCGTGATATTCTCGAACGCATGGGCCGCAGCCTGTCAAATCTGCCGGGCATCGGTCGGATCACGGCCAATACGAACGAAACCATGGCCACGCCAACGACGCAGGTGGCGCTCCCCGGTGGCAATATGCGATCGGATTTGCCTCTACTGCAGGATTATGGCTTCGCGAGCCGACCCGTCCCTGGATCGGATGCGACCGTGATCTTCCAGAGTGGTGATCGTTCGCGTGGCGTCATCGTGGCGACGGGCGACCAGAGGAACCGCCCGACAGACCTGCAGCCTGGCGAAGTCTGTCTCTATCATCCGCAAACCAAGAGCCGTATCTGGCTCAAGGCCGATGGATCGATCGAGCTCGCGCCAGCCAATGGCAAGATCACCATGACTGGAACGCTCACAGTCACGGAAGATGTCGTGGCGAATGGAATCTCGGTCGTCAACCACGTGCACACAGGCGTGCAAACGGGATCGGGCCAGTCAGGGCCGCCCAAAGCCGTCTGATCGGATAAATCATGGATATCGGTATCTCGTGGGACGTTCGCGCGGCGCGCGGCGACTGGTCAATCACGTCCGGTGATCTGACGCTCGACAACCCGTTGCGCTCGGCAATCATTGTCAGTCTGTTTACCGATCGCGTTCTGCCTAAGCAGCCAGCGGGCCTCGATGCTGCAATCGGCATTGTCGCGAATGGTGGGGCCGTAGGAACTGTGGAAGCGGATCTCGGCGGATGGTGGGGTGATGCCCTGGAGGAAGAACCAATCGGTTCGCGCCTCAGGCAACTTCGACGCGCCATCAAAGCAGGTGAGGCAGCGCTGCCTGCAGAGGCTCAGGCCATATGTCGTGAAGCGCTTCAATGGCTGATTGTTGACGGTATTGCAGAGGACGTTTCCGTGTCGGCTTGGTGGAGTGCGTCTAACGCCTCGGCCCTCGAATTCGAGATCACCGTCAAGCGCCCCTCAGTCTCGTCATCTGAAACTTTCCTTTTTTCCTGGGCGTGGAAGGGTCTTGTCTGAATGCCTTATCAAAGACCAACGCTTGACGATCTCCGTCAGCAGGCCCGGCAGGACATTCTGAACGGCGGCATCCCCGGCGTTACCGCACTCCTGCGCTATTCAGTCCTGAATGTGCTTGCAACTGTCATGGCCGGGCT